CCCGAAGAAGAACTCCCACAGGGCGGCGGTCAGCAAAAGCGGCAAGATGTACCAATACCGGCCCAAAAGGGCTATAGACAGCGAGGATGGGCTGCATTGGGAAGCCAAAAGCCAATGGAAGGCTAAAACCCTATCCGGCCCGGTGAGGGTGGACGCTTTATTCAGGAAGACCAGGGCGGACTGCATCGGACTCATGGAGACGGTTCTGGACGCACTCCAGGGGATAGTCTACGAGAACGACAAGCAGTGCGGGGAGTGTTCCTACGGATGGGCCGAACTCCCCGAAGGCGTGACCGCGATTCTGATGGTCGAGGGCTGATATGGAAGAGATTTTCGCCGCCATCTTCAGGATTGCGCGTGACCTGCTCATCGTCTCAGTCCTGGGGAGCGTATTCGGACTTGCCCTTTGGTACTTCCTGGGGGCTTACGCTGACAGAATCAAAGATTTATGATGGACACAATATGTCTACTTTGAGGCAAAAGAGGGTTGTCGCCAGGATACTAGAAAATGGCGGAAACGTTAGCAAAGCCATGCGGGAAGTGGGATATTCGCCGCAAACGGCGAAGGTTCCGAGCAAATTGACCGAGAGCAAAGGCTTCCGAGAGGAGATTGAGCCGATCATCGCGAAGATGATGGCCGAGCGTGATGCCATCATGGATGCCCTCCCGGACAAGCGTTCCAAGGCCAAGTACCGCGACCTCATGGACGGCGCCGACAAGATGACCAAGAACATCCAGCTCTTGACCGGGGGGAAGACCGCCAACGAGAACATCAGTTTTGAGTGGGAAAGATAGCCATGCCGACCATAACCATCCCGTACAAGCCGAGGAAATGGGCCAAGGCGTTCCATGACACCGCGAAGCGTTGGATTGTCCTGGTCCTGCACCGCCGCGCCGGGAAGACTACGGCAATCCTGAACCATCTCCAGCGGGATGCTTTGAGGGTCAAGGAATCGCAGTACGCCTTCATCGCCCCGACCTACAAACAAGCCAAGAGAATCGCCTGGGAGATGCTGAAGAACGTGTCCCGTGTTGTCCCCGGAATCGTCTACAACGAAGTAGATTTGACCGTTAAGTATCCGAATGGGTCAAAGATATTCCTGGCCGGGTCGGAGAATGTGGACGCTTTACGCGGCATCCCTCTTTGGGGAGGCGGACAGGACGAATCATCACAGCAGCCGTCAAACCTGTTCACGGAAGTCATTTCGAAGTGCCTGGCTGACCATCTAGGCTACTGGATTTGGGGAGGCACGCCCAAAGGGAAAAACCAGTTCTACCGTACTTACCAGACAGGACTTAAGAACCCTGACCAATACACGGTCATTTACCGCACGATTGACGACACTTTGAGGGATGAGGAAGGGGAGACGATAGATAACTTACGCAAGGCCCTGGAAGACGACAGGCGGCTCGTGGAGATAGGCGAGATGACCCAGGAGGAGTTCGACCAGGAGTGGTATTGCTCGTTCGAGGCGGCAATCAAGGGCGCTTACTACGCCAAGCAGATAGGCCAAGCCAGGACTGACGGGAGGATAAAGGCTGTCCCGCACGATCCCGCGCTCAAAGTCCATACGGTGTGGGATTTGGGCGTCGGTTCCAACCTTGCCATCGGTTTCTACCAGCGCGTCGGGAGCGAGATGCACATGATTGACTACTGGCAGGGGAACGAGAAGGACGGCATCCCGCAAGCCGCCAAGGTCATCCAGGACAGGCCGTACATCTACGGCAAGCATTTTGGCCCGCATGACATCCGGGCGGTAGAGCAGGGCACGGGTGTATCCAAAATCGAGACAGCCAAGAAACTAGGAATAGAGTTCGAGGTCATACCGGGAATCCCGGTCGATGACGGAATCAACGCCGGAAGGCTCATGTTCTCACGCCTATGGGTGGACGAATCCAAGTGCGCCTATTGGCTCGATGCCGTGGCCCAATACCACCAGGAATGGGATGACTCCAGAGGGATGTTCGTCGAACGTCCGTACCACGACTGGACTTCCCATCCGGCGGATATCCACAGGTACGCCGCAATCGTCGAGAGCCAGATGACCAACGAAACGGAACGCACGCCGTATAAACAGCCTGAATGGGACGCGATGAGCGAATATGAAGCCTAGCAAGAAGATTATCGATTCGAAGCTCAGGGACTTACGCCGCCAGGAGTTTGCGTTTATCATGCAGCATGTACCGCGCTTGCATCGCCTCTTGATGGAGGCGTTTCCTCGTTCGAGGGATTGGTTCGGATACATGATAGCCCAGGAGGAGAACCACCCCGAGAGGCTGACGCTCATCCGCAACAAGAAAGTGGTCGCCCGCAATTTCTAAGTAAAACCAAAGACCTCGCTACTAAGATTTTTTATCTTTTAGCGAGATATGGATACCGCGAAGATAGTCCGCCAATGCCGCGCAGAATATGACGCGGGATTACTGTATAAGCAGGGCAGGGTGAAGGATTGGCAGTCGACCGAGGATCAATACTTCGGCAGGGTGAAGAAGACCTTGAAGGGCCGTTTCAACGTGCCCATGCCGATTATGTCGGGGTTTGTGGATACCCTGATGTCGAAGATAGACGACCCGCCCATACTGCGGTTCAAGCCCTCGGAAGAAGCCGATTTCAGAGCCACGAAGAAAGTCCAGTCTTTCTACGATTCAGAAAGCCGGTCCGAGGACAACGACTGGGACAGCCTCGATTTGGACGGGAAGAAATTGGCGATATTCTACGGCAGGGCAATCTTCAAGTGCTTCGCGGAGAGTGACCCGGCTTTCAGGTTCAACCTTTTCGTGACCGACCCATATGATTTCTACGTCTCCCCGATGGGAGGTGGCAACCTGGAGAACGCTAGGTATTGCGGGGAGGACAACATCTACAAAAGCAAGAGCGAACTCATCAGCGGGGCCAATTCCGGCTGGTATGACAAGAAGAGCGTGATGCTTTTGGTCAACAACCTGGCCGAGAACACCGTCAAGGAGAACGACAACAACTACCACAACAAGCAGAACCGCCTCTCCGCCCTGGGATTGACCAACTCCATGACGAATTTCATGGGGGAAGGGATGCAGCGGTTCATCGAATCGGGCACGGTGGTCGACGGGGAGAGGTATCACGTCATCTGGAACTACGAGACAGGCTTGGCAATCCGCTGCGTGCCGTTGAAAGAGGATTTCAAGAGCAACCTCTGGCCGTGGGTGTCATGGGCTACCCACCGGGATGCCTTCAATTTCTGGTCGAAAGCCCCGGCTGACGATATCCGACCCGTGGCCGAGGTCATCAGGGTCTTGGCCAACCAGGAGCTTGATAACCGCCAGAAGCGCAATTTCGGGCAGAGGGCTTACGATCCCGACATGTTCCCGAACGGCGCCGAGCTGGAATATCGCCCCAATGGGCTGGTGGCTGTCGCTGCGGGTTCGACCAAGACGCGCCAAATCGCCCAAGGAATATACGAGTTCCAGACGCCTGAACTGAACGGGACCATCAACCTCGTGAATTGGCTGGACAACATAATCGGGCAGAAATCGGGTGTCACTGCGGCGACCCAGGGGTCATCAGCGGATGAGAAAGTCGGCATCTACCAAGGGAACATGCAGCAGGTAGCCGATAGGTTGGGCCTGTACAACAAATCTTACGTCAAAGCCCATGCCGCAATCGGCCGCCGTTTCGTCTGGGGGTGCTATGAGCACCTGAACAAAGCCCAAGCGGTCAAGATAATCGGCGAAAACGGGGTCATTTGGGAAGAATTGCGGTCGAGTGACGTCAATCCTGATGTCGATATCTTGGTTGAATCTGGCGCGACCGAGATGCAGTTGAGCGAAATCAAGAACCGCAAACGGGAGGCCGCTTTGACCGCCATTTCGACGAATCCCGAGCTTTCCAAGGCCGTCAACAAGAAGTGGATGATTGAGCAGATGCTTCTGAACGCGGAATACGACGACGAGTCGGTGCGCGTGGCCCTGGATACCGAAAACGACGGCAACCGGGAGGTCTTGGCCAGGGCAAGCGAAGCCATCCAGGACATCGTGAAGGGGAAGAAGCCAAAACTGTTCCGGGGAGCGACCACGGCCTTCCAGCAGAAAATCGTGGACTTCGCCGCGGACAACACCGACGGGGATTTGGAGCTGTTCAACCGCCTCATGGAGTATTCCCAGGCCCATGACCAGCTCGTGATGGAGAACATGACCCGGAAGGCCATGAAGGTCAGGGCGCAGCAGGGGATGGGATTGCCTCCCCCGAGCCAACCGGCGCAGCCTGGGATGGCACAGCCCGAAATGGCGCAACCTGAGGAACCCATGCAGCCTGAACAACCGGCCGAGATGGGGGCCTTGCCCGTATGATTGATTCCCAAGCGTTGCTTGATCGGATAAACAAAGTCGACCGCGGGGAGTGCGAC